ATATTCAACGCTTACCGTTTTGCTAGGAGTTAAAAGACTCGCTAGTGATATAGGTTGTTTATTTTGCTGTTCCAATGTTTTATCCTCTTAAGTGTGGTGGGGGTAATACCCCCACCTAGTTAATTTAAATTATTATGCGTCGTAAGTAATACTCACTTCGTTTGCACTACTAGAAGCAGTTGCAGACGATAAGTCTGAACTCAATCCATGGAAGTTAACTTCTATTCCAATGACATCGTCAATAGAATGTGAAGGTAATTCTAAGTGCGCTTTCGGTATTGCTACATCTACGCTTGGAGTATTTCCACTTCCACCTATACCAAAGGTTAGTGCGAAAGCATTTGTAATTAATCCAGTTGACTCTACGAGATTCTCGAATAAGTCTGCTGAACCGTTGGAAACATCATTTAAGTAACAAGTAAAGTTACCTGAAACACTCCTTGTTCCCATTACGTGACCTAGTGGCTGATTAACAGTTCCCAGTGATTCTGGAGTTAAGTAAGTTAGATTATTTTCAATCGTAATATTACCACCTGTTAATGTCAATGAATATGTTATATCTGAACTACCAATACCTGTGGTATCACCAGTTGATTCAGAAGCATCATATGCTATTGCTAAGTCTGTTAATTTTTGTCTTATGAAATTGGTTGTTGAACTGATACCTTCATTAATAAGCCCTTTGGTACTTGCTTGACCTGCGGCTGTATTTAATGTTGCTTGTTCAGTAATTAACTTACCATTCCCTGACCATGCTACTTGTGCTATTCCTTCTATATCGAAGTCAATAGAAGCAGAGCCGATTGAACAACTTTCTAGTTTGTAAATCATAACTCCACCTGACCCTGAGGTATATGTACCATCAGTATCTTTACTTGCTCCGAGTACGAAGAATAAATCAAATACACCTAGTGCTACTTTATTTGAGTTTTGAAAGTTAAAACTATTTGGCTCAAATGTATTCAGTGTAGGGGCTCCTGTTCCACCTACTCCTAAGTTATATGTTGTTGCACTCATGGCTGCCCATAATGGGCCTTCAACTGCAAATTTCTTTGCGTTACCTGCGTGAGAACCTTCTCCACTAGCGATAGTATAAGTATCACTAGAATCTGAAACGGAGGGTCTCATATATGTTGAGAAAGACCATTCTGCTGGTGCAAAAGAATCGTTGAACATTGCTCTACCTCTTTTACTATTTCCGCTAGAATCGGCCGCCTCGTTTAATGTTACCTCAGTACTATTAGTCGCTTGACTGAAAGAAAAGCCATCAAGTACTGGTATTTCATAAAGTGCATCGTCAGTGCCATCTGCACTTGCATGGAACTTCATGAATACTTTGGTATCTCTACTAAAGAAAAATGACATATTATTCTCCTATGCCTAGTATTGAATCTCTGCTGTAATCTCACCTACACCTAGAGGCTCTAATACACCTTCGTCTGTGTCTACAGTTAATATAGTTGTCTTCACTGTAGCCTGAGACGCTCCTGTTGAATCCGTGTAGGTAAGCGGATCATTATCCTCCAACACAGTTTCTACATCTTCTAACAATTCCTCTAATGCTGCAATGACATCGTCATTGTCTTGTACATAGCATCGAACTGTTAATCTTAAATATCTGAATCGAAAGCCTCCGCCCTCGTATTCTCTTGTTTCTGCTCCTGCTCCTATATGGATTGCAGGAAAATCTGTTACTTCGTCCCAAAACTTCAATCTAGGTTCTATATTTTGAACTGAAGTTCTGAAAGGAGCCGCACCATTAATTTGTTGTACTGCATCTGCTACTGCTTGTACAATGGCTCGCCTACGCGTTGAATATTTTCTTGCTTGTGTTGCGTCCATTATACTCTCCTAGTTGGTACGAATTTAGTTCCTAACATACCTTGTGCTATTTCTCTTATAGTGCCTCCAATCAGTTTTCTTGGGTCTCTTTGTACACTTCCTTGTTTATTACCAGGTTCAAAAGTTTCGTATGGATTTAAACGATAAGTGTATTCTATACCTTGCAATCCCCCTCTTGGCCCCATTGCTACGTCGTCTACTCTAACTGAGTTTGCAAATCTACCAGTTCTATAATTAAGTGCTGGAGATTGCATTCTTTTTGCTACCTCTTGTGGTAACACTTCATTTAGTAAATTCTTTAATGCTAGAGGATTACTTCCTGCGGCTGCATCAACTTTTCCTTTACCTCTTGCACTTGCTAATCCTTTGCCAACTGCTATTGCTGTTGCTGCCTGGTTTCTAGTTCTTCTTTTCTTTGTTTTACCTTTCTTATCAATTTTACTTGAACTTTTCTTTTTTGACTTAGTTTTATTTGCTTCTTGTAAAAGTTTTTTATTAACCTTTAATCTTAAGTCAGGTTTTCCTTTTATCTTCCCTAATAGTCCTAAGATTATTGCTCTGTTACCAAGTCTTATTTGTGCTTGTTCAAAACTAGGAGACCCTTTCATTTTTCTAAACTTTTCAGACTTTGCTCCAAATTGTTTCTTAAATTCGTCAAGTAGTGCTGTTTCGATATTTTTTAATTCTGTTCTGAGTCCATCTTTATCAAACTCTCTCATTTCTTTGTTACCGACTGGGTCACTTAACTCACATTCTATTACAAGTCCTTTCTTTAAAATTGGTGGATTAAAACTATAGTCTAATACTTGGTCAAATTTATACTTTCTCTTTAATGTATTATAAAATTCATCAGTAGTCGTTTTACTTGCTTTTGCTAATTCTTTTGATTCTTTACTTGCAAATTTTCCATCAGTAATATCAGAATAATAGGCTTCTTGTAAATCGTCCCTAACATTTGTCATTGTAGAATCAATACCCTCTGCTAATCCTACTTGAGCAACTGTTGTTTGGAATCCACTCTTACCCCTCTGGCCATGTGCTGTTAAGTTAGGTTGGGGTTTGGTATCTGTACCTGTAAAAATACTAGTATTAGGAGCACCTGTCTTAGGGTTAATGCCTGTATTATGTATTGCTGAGAAAAAATTATCAGCCTGTAAGGCTCTACCCATATCATGAAAAAGTTCTTGATACACAAAGTTTATGGCTTTTTGTGCATCTACAAAATCATCAGTTACTTTTCCTTTAACAACTTTTCTTTTTCTTTGTGCCATCTTTCCTGCAAACAATCTAATTTGTGTACCGGTCTGCACTTTTCCAGTTTTACTAAATCCAACTTTACCTGCTCTACCTTTATTTAAACCAAAAACTAAATCTCTTTTTAAGTGTTTCCCAACATTAGTGGGTGAATAAACTTGTGCTACATTTTGTTTTACCTGTCTTTTGAGTGCTCCAGGTTTCATATGTGCTACTTTTACTCCCATTCTCTTTTCTAAGGTATTAATATGCTTAATGTAAATATTTGCAACTTCATCATAGTCTATAGTAATTCGATGTTCATATAATGTATCCGACATAAATCTTTCTTCGTCCATGTCATCAAGGATACCCATGATTGCATTTTTTACATCTCTTATCATATAACAACTCTATACAAATCAAGTACTCTTTTTATGTGGTCTGGAAAATCGGTATTGTCTCGAACTCCAGATGTACCCTGATTTTGTAGCGTAGCGCCCCCTAATGTTCTTCTTTCTTTGTGTTCGCCTTTCAAATAATAGTTTACTAAATCGAAAAGAGCCAACTTTAAATCATCGGGTGTAGCACTATATCCAGCATTATAAGTCACTTTGACTGCTCCAACACCACTTGGAAAATATTTGGGATTACCTTGTTTATCTGTTCGGATAATCGCATCAGACTCGCTATCTACATAATACTCATAATTACCTGTAGTTAGTGTAGTGTAGTCTCCTGAATAACTTGTACGCTCTTGTACTGAATCAACCGTAACTAACGGACTTTCACTCATAATAATGGTGGTAGTGAAGTTGTCGCTGATTGTAAAAGTTTCTACTTTATCAGTAGAATAAAAGTCTATAAAACTAATACCGCAGTATTTCTTGACTAAGTCTGAAACCTGTGGAACTAGAATTGCAAGACGGTCGTCGTCCTTCTCGCCTCTGAGACCTTGCGCGTCTTTGTATTCGTTTACTGTTATTAAATCTGCCATATTAAAAGTGTGGGGCTTTTGGTCGCCCCACTAAAACCATAACTCTTAGTTATTAACTAGCCTTATACTGAAGCGCATGTACTGAATCAGAACCATCGATTAAATCGCTGAATCCTATTCTTTGTGATGCTACAAGTACTCTTCTTTGGTTAGCAACTTCGTAATCTGACTCAATGGTTACACCTCTAAGTCTTGGCATTACGTAGTTTCTTGGGTATACTGCTAAAGCATGGTATTTGCTTACTGCAGGTGTTGCGAACTCGTCACAAACTAATACTCTTGAACCAAATACTTGTCCAATTTCTCCATTCAACTTAGTTGCCATGTCACCAACGAGGTTAGCGTCTTGGAACTCAGCGTCTTCGAGTAATTGGTAGTATCCTGTTTGAGATATAATGTATACCACTTCAGATGGGTTCATACCATATTTACCCATTTGCTTTCTAGCAGCAAGTAGTTGTAATGCTGTTAGAGAGTCTGAAGCAAAAGCAGTTGATGATTGAGTTTTATTACTATCACCTTCCGCTAATTTAATTAATCCAGCAAAGGAAGCCCCACCAGTACCGTATGTACCATCTGCATGGTTACCTGCTAAAATAGCATTTTCGATACCTCTTGCGTGAGATCTTACCATTGATTCCCTAATTAAAGGAAGGATTGGCATAATTGCATCTTCTTCAGTTTCATTTCCTAAGAATGATTGTGAAATAAGTTTCTTAGTTGAAAGAGTTCTTTCTGTTAAGTCTATACCACCATAGGCTGACCCGTATGTGTCGCCTCTTTGTGCCAAGTTACCATGTGGGCTTGACCCAGTAGCAGCCTGGTTGCTGGTAAATTCAGCATAACCACTATCTGGTAGGATTGGTATAATCATATTCGCAGAAGTCATTGGTATTTCTCTGAATAGAGGGGCTAATACTAATTCATTCTGAATGTCTCTTTCGATATTGGTTGAAACAACTTGCTCAAAATCTGCTGATGAAACGCCAACACCACTCATAGCGTTAACTTTTTCCATCACTGATTTAGAGTATTCGTTATCCCAGCCTTTACCAGTTGCTAAACCAGCGAATTTAGCGTCGATAATATCGTTCTCGAACGCTTTTTTCCAGTCGCCTTGACCTTGTCTGTCATTGAAAATCCTTTTTGACTCTCTGATATTCATGATTTCTTCAGATTTTTCTGCTAATTCTTTTTCAAGAGTTTTAACAACATTTTCTAAATCTTCATGCTTTTCATTGACTCGGCTTTCAACGTCATTCATAAGTTTTTCGGCACCTGTAATTCCTGCTTTAACAACAATTTTTTGTGCTTCCTGTTCTGCTTCTTGAGCAACCTTTTGTTCAGCCTCTACTTGAGCGACTTTTTCAGCCTCCTCTTGTAGTGCCTTTTCTTCGGCTGCTTTTGCTTCGGCTTGCTTCATAGCAATTGTAGTCGCAGTTTTTTCTGCTACTTCTTTTGCAAATGCTTCAAGGTCGAAGTTTTCTGCATCAGGAGATTGTTTTACTTCTGACATATCGTCTTTCTCCGTTACTTCGGCTTTCGCCTGACTTGGCTGCTCAATTTTCACAGCGTCTGCTGATTCTGTTGAGTTAGCCGTTACAAATTGACGCTTAAATTTGTTGTAATCTTCCATATTATCAAATGACTTTGCAATCGAGAAGGTTGCTCCTTGATTACAAGGTACTGATACTACTGAGACTTCAAAAAGTTCTGCGTCCTTGATTTTATATCCATCGGTTTCTGTCATATATTCAGCGTCCTTGACTTTGAAACCAACAGAAAAAGCCCCAAGGACACCGTCTTTAATAAGATCTTTAATTTCGCCTGCTGATTTTGATATACGGGCAGTAATATCTAGCCCTCCATCTGTTACAGACAGGTCTTTTGCACGACCAATAGGTTTGTCGTAATTGTGATTAAACAAAATAATGGGATTATTTTTAAAGTTATCTAATCCACCTTTAGTCCATGCATCTGCATTTATTATATCGCCTGCTCTATCTAGTGCATTTGTACTCGCAGAACCTTTGATATCTAGTCCACCGTCGTCGGTTTCTCCTAAGTTTTTAAAGGTGCTTGACCAATGAAAAATTTTCTCCATTATTTTTTCCCCTCTTTTACCTTTGGTTTTGGAGTTTCTACAACTTCCTCTACCACTGGTGCTTCGATGGGGGCTCGACTTTTAACGACAGACATAACTCTGTTCCAGGAACCAAAGGTTCTTCTAAGGAGATAATCCTTAACTGGTACGTCATTTCCTTCTGCCTTGTATTCGGCCAATGTCATTGATTCAACGCCTTTTGACGCCATAAAATCTGACAAAGCCTTTACCATCATATTTTTTGTCATTCTGTTTCCTCTTGCTGTGAGGGTTCTTCGTCAGCCTCTGCTGGCCTTCCTCCCTCGCTTGGATTCGCGCTCGACCCTGCAATATTTGCAGGAACTCGGGGCTCATCAAATCCGTCGATCTTCTCAAGCCTCATTGCCTCCCTTGCTTCATTCGGTGACATAATACCTGTGTTCACAAGCGTAGCGTAATAGTTGGCTTGGTCTCTTAACTCTGGTTGTAGAGCAGGTACTCCTGATACATCTTCATCAAGTTTGAAACCGAAAAATCTCTCGAAAGCATACCCCATTTTTCTAACAATCGGTAGTATGGTTTCTAAATAATATAACCTATGATTAGGTCTTATATTTGCGTTATTACCACCGTCTAATAAGATTGGTGGTACACCTAGTGCTTCTAAGATAATCTTCTCGTTGGCTTTGATACCATCTTGGAAGTCTAAATCTTTGAAGTTCACTTCAGTTAGGTTTTCAACTGATAATCCGCCATCTAAAAATAGAGGTCTACGACCTCCTGATTGTGGATTATATCTAGCGACCCAAGCCTGTAACATTCTTTCTTTGATTTTCTCTGAAAGAGTGTTTGGTGACTTAAGTACTAAACCTGGTACTGCTCCATTTTTAAAGAAGTTATCTTGGAATCTTCTCATACTGCCTAGCAATTGCATAGTTCTGTATGCAGGTTTGAGTCTAGGTACTCCTCTATAAATGGAATTAAAACTGTTTTCTTTTATGTGTATTATTTCTGAGGGACTATAATCAATAGAGTGGTCATATGAATACTTTTCTACAAAGTTTCTATCATCACTGTATATTGTTACATGCTCTGCGGGTAAATGATATAAGTGCGAGCCGTCAAAATAAACGAAGATATTACCATCGATTAATAAATCAATGACAAGGTTTCTTTTGAAACTACTTACATCTTGAAAAGGATTAGGCTCCACATTGAGTAATGATTCTACTCTTGTTCTTCGTACTGCTTTCCTAATAGGAGTTAATCCTGATACTGCTGTACCAACATCAAAAGGGATATCCGCCGCATCGTCCACTATCATGTTCACTGCTCGGTTAACTACTTCTAACTGTTCGTACGCATTTCGGTAGTTTGTAACTACCTCACGCGAATCTATTGTAAGTCCTTCATTTCTGGCGATTACATATTGAGAAGGATTATCTTTTTCCTCCTCTCTATTAATGCCTAAAAATCTGTCATACCATGCCATATTTGTCTCTCTGTATTCTTACCCATCGTTTCTGTTTCTTTGCTGTCACGAGTGTTGGGCGTTTTCCGTATATACTATGTAACCTCAAGTGATGTTCATGACATAAGGTGACTGCTTCCTCATAGACTTCCGCGTGTTTTTCGGCTATAAACCGTTCTCTTATTGCTAGTATGTCTGTTTCGTTTTCAATGGTTATCTTATTCTTTTGTAACCATGTCTCTAACAATTCGGTTAGACCATAAAAATGGTGGAAGTCCAAATTTTCCTGACTCCCGCAAATAAAGCATTCCGTTTCTTTCTTATATTTAGATTTTGCTTTATCTCTAACATACTTTACTAAATCTCGTTTTAGTGTCATATACTTATTTATACATAGAATTTTACCAAAAATTTAAGTTCATGTCAAGAACTATTTTTGTGGGGTGTTAATTTAAAAAGTTGTAGCGCTTGTTTCAAACGAATATAACGCATACCGTAAAGCATCTGCCATGTGAGATGCGTGATTATGTTTAGGTTTTTCTTTCAGCAAGTTTGGATTTGGATCCCATTGATACGCATCTAAACACATTAAGGTTTCTGCGCATCGTTGGTCTACAGTCAGTTTATCATTATCAATAATCCCTGCTACTTGCCCTATACCATCTAGTACTGATTTCTTTGCATTGATAGTAGTAATATCATAGTTTTGTGCAAAGTCAAATCTAGTTTGTTGTGCTGCGGAGTCTATATAAATGTAATCAATATTCCATTTCTCAATTAGTTTTCGAATCTCCATAGCGTGTTGTTCTGTTGTTCGTTCTGAATCTAAGTACTCATCAAGTACATAAAATTGTTCTGCGTCCCAGTCGTATGCTATAACACAAAAAGCAGTAGGGTCTTTATAACCTACGTCCATTCCTGCAAATATATCCATATTACCAGTTTCAAGTTCGGCTAAATCTTGTTGTTGTGTTTCAAAATTAAATGCCCATACTTGACCTTCATAAACATTAAAGTCTGCCAAGTACTCTTGTGCAAATTCAGCGTCAGACATAGTTTTCTTTGCTTCTGCTATATCTGCTTCAGATAGTCTTGGATTCTCATGATAGGTTGCTTTTACACTAGCCCACTCTGCAAACTCATTTGAAAAACCTCTCTGATAGAACTCTGAAAACCAGTTATTTCTACCACGAGGAGTAGATATAAATATTGCTTTTGAGTTCTCTTTATCTAGTGTAGGTCTAAGTGCAACATTGAACGCATCTCGTCCATCAACAAGTGCGGCTTCGTCAAATATGATTAGGTCGTAAGACCTACCGACTACGGAGTCTACTTGATTGACTGAACCCATACGAATTGTTGATTGATTTGATAGTTCAATAACTTTATCTTTTGCATTATCTCTTATTACTTCTAAGTCAAAATGTTTGATTAAGTTTCTCTGCAAATCAAAAGAGATTTGAGATAGTGAATAGTTTGGGGACATTAGTAACACATTGCAGTTTGGTACTAAACAGACAAGTTGTGCTATTACATTTGCAATATAAGTTTTACCTTGTCGTCTAGAAACTGCAGCAGTTACAAAACGATATTTAGGATTATTTATTGAGTTAATAATCGCTATTTGTGTTGAGTTGGGAGTAATCCCTAATAAGTCCATATATCCTTCTATTGGAAGTTTGATGAATCTATCATCTCCGTATGCCATTAAGTCTTCACTAATGATGTCTTTTCTACTGATATCTAGCATTAGTGAATCTTAATGTTGTGTATGGTGTTATTTAATTCTCTTACTAGACCTTTATCAAGTGCTAATGTATACAAGTACATATATGCCATAAATAGTCTATGTAACTCAGGATTGTCTTCCTTATTAGGGTTTGCTTCGATAAGATGAACGGCATCAAGTGCCACCTCTTCTAAGAAAATTTCTGATTTGTTAATTTCTGCTCGTTGCATTTACTTCCTCTGTTTTTTGGACTTTTTCTTTTTGGCAACTCCAGTTGCTTTTATAACTTTATGGAGTCTACCGCTTTTCATCAGTTTATGAAACTGACTAAATATCTCTATCTTCTACGCCTTCTGGACTTACTCATGATTCTTCCAACTGAAGTCCTACCACCCCTAAAACTTGGTCGTTTTGGGTTGGCTGTTTTACTGAATCTTGGTCCAACTGCTTTAGCACCAGTACTATATCTTGCATATTCAAAAGAACCTGGGTTTTTTGAATTTACAACAGTACCAGCAGCGCTGTTCATATCTCTTGTTACTCCTCTTTTGAGTACATGTTTACGAATCTTCTGGGTATTATGTACACCAGTCGGTCCGCTTAAAAATCCACCTTGTCGTGCCATGTTATTTCCTCTTGTGGCTTAGCGCCGTCTCTTTGGCTTTAATCATATCATCTAATCGTAGCCTTTGAACATTAATTACTTTATCAATGTCCTCTTTTATTAATCGGAGTTTTAGATTTAATCCAACTTTGTGTTCTAACTTTCCAATCGCTTGTGATGTTAGATACGCCATAGTATTTCTCCTATTCAACTCCTACCAAGGGCGTATAGCCCTTAGTAAGACTGCTTAGACTTAATCCAATAATGGGTTTTTGTCTTTTGCTTTTCCGATGTTTAGTGCAAATCTGTCTATCCATTTGTAAACTTTTGCCCATAATTTGTCATCGACAGGTGTTGGCGTCATCATAACGACAGCCGAACACACAGTTATTATAATCGGGATTGCTTGTAAAAATTTAAAAATCCCTAGTACAAAATCTAACATAGTAATTACCCCCTATCTTAGTCTTCCTTCGGAGCATATTTTTTGTCATTGCCTTTACGCTTGACTTTTCTCTCCGCTTTTATAAATGCGTCTTTGATATCAACTTTACCATCAGCATTTGCGTCGGCTCCAGTAACGATATTCCATAACTTTTTAAACATATTTATTTCCATTTTCCCTCGGGACACTCTGTCCACCTTAATTTAGTCTTTAACGGCATAAAGCACATACAAACTCTACAAGTTTTCCAAAATTTATCATATTTGGGACATGTTTGGCAGATTTTTAACCGCTCTTGATGGCTTTTCTTCACTTTCTAAGCGATGGTGGTAGTTTTGCTCTTTTTCTGCGCTGTAGATTCTTTTTTCTTGCTAGTAATCTTTTGATTCTAGTAGAAGTTTCTGAATTTTCTTGTTCTTCGACTGCTTTTTGCAGTGCTGATTCCATTGTAGTGCTCTTTGTCTTTTTATTTGCCATTTATTAGTACCTTTGCTTCTTGTTCTGTTGCAAATTTATGTAAACGACCCTTTGGGTCTCTTACACACCAAACACCACGCTTAACATATAGTTCCCACCCTGCTGGTGGCCATGCTTTAGTTTTTGGTGATTCTTTCATATCTTTTTTCTGATATTCCTGTTCCATAGTTTCTCCTAGGTAATGTGCCACATCGTAATGATAAGGCCTGCTCCGCCGACGATTAAAGCCCCAGCGGCTGATATTAATATAGTTTCTATTCTGTTCACTGCGGTATCGATGCTGTCAAAACGGTTAAATGCAGTTTTCCATCTCTCCGCACAGACGGCTTCATGTTTCGCTAGTTCTAAAGCGACATCTTCGGCTTCCATCATTGTTTTCCCTCTTTTCTTACTTTATAAAAAAGTATCAATTTGTTAAATTATATCAAAAAGTCAACTCGATGTCAAGTACTATTTTCGTATGGTATAGATTTTAACAGGTTCAGACTTACCTTTGACAGTTACTTCGTCAAGGAATTCGTAGTCATAACCTTCTATCAAACTGTACTCGGAAATTATCAAGTCAGCATCATACTCTTTACAACTAGATTCTAACCTAGCAGCCAGATTGACACTATCACCAAGGACGCTGTAATCAA